GTGTTCTAAACAATCGCCACATATTTCATCACTTAAATAAGATGCTTCTGCACCACAACAATTACTATACATATTCTTTTTTTATTTCGTTATACTCTTTGATGTATTCTTTTGCATCATCTAAAAATGTAGGTGCTATATGTTTTAATACACCTCTGTTATCTTCCATATAACTAAAGTAGGTTTCTAACCTTATCTTAATAGCATATAGCTTTTTAAATTCTTCTACTGGTAATTTTACTGTTTCTGTCATATCTGTTTTGTTAAGGGGGTTTTTACACCCCCGTTATTTTTAGTTAATTATTAATGATTGTATTGTTTTTAAATCTGTAACATAATACCCGTTAGCGTCAATAGCGTAAGCGAAGTCATTATTTCTCATTGTTACTGTGTAAGTTTGTCCTTTGTAAAGTGTTTTAGTAGTTGTCATAATATCTGTTTTGTTAAATTAATATACGGCAATATACAAATAAATAACATACCAACAAATAATTTAATAACTTTTATGATATAAAGTAATTACCTCTGTTTGGATTTTGCAGTTGATATGATATTGCATATCTGATTGCATCTATAATATGGTTGAATTTATCTTGTGGTGTTTTAGATTTTTTTTCTAACCAGGAGTAGTTGTTTAGTTCTTTGATTAAGTTGATACTGTTTTCTTCAACAATCAAATCATAATCTTGTAGTAATGCTATACCATAGGTAATTGAACCTTGACCTTTTATTGCTTTGACTACATTGCAACCTTTTGCTTTCAGTTCGTGTAGTAATCTTGGTTCAGCACTATCACCTACTATAAGATGGTTTTTTGCGTGTTTAAGGTTTAGTTCAGCTATCTGTGATGTGGTAAGACCTTTCAAGTAAAAGCACTCCTTTAAATAGATTATCTTGTTGTTTGTATCTATGTTAGTTTCTACTAATGTATTTTCATCTGATGCAAAACCATAATCTTGACCAAACACACTTACACCTACTTTTTTAAATTGTCCTATCTGCCAATTAGTAAATATAACACCTTCTGCTTTTGCCAACCATCCACCAAGCATTTGATGTTTGTATTTATCTGGTCTTCTTTTCTTAATGTTTTCTATTTGCTCTAAATAGCTTTTAGATAGGTTTTCTACGTTATCTAAATAAGTTGTGTGTATGTAGGTTGTATTTCCTTTGGTTGAGTTTGTTCCAGCTTGTACACCTTTATCTTCAAAGAACCTATTATATATCCAATGCTCTTTTGTAACTGGATTTAAAATAAGTATTACTCTATTCTTTTGGTTTAAGTTTCTTACACTTAAATCTATCTTGTCAAATATGTTTTCATCTTGCAGTTCTTCTGCTTCATCCATTACCCACGTTGAAACGTTAGTTAAAGACTTTAGGTTAGCCGTTTGGTCACCGCTTGATGTCTTGATACCTTTAAAGATTATCTTGCTTCCTGATAGCTTATTTCGTATTTCATCTTTTGTTATATAAAAAGCATCTTGTAAGTTTAGTGTTTCTATCTTGTCTATAAACTCTGGTATAATAGAAATGTATGCAGATGATAATGTAAACCTTGTAAATAGAATTGTATGCCCAGCTTCAAAAGTGAGCAACAACAATAGTAAGTTTATAGAATACGATTTACCAGAACCCCTACCACCAGTTACAATATAATACCTGGCATCTGATGTTTGGATAGGCTTATACTTTGGGTCTACTTCTATCACTTAAATTTTATAATATCCTTAAAGTTAATATTAAACCCATCTGTTGATGTTATGTCTACACTCTCTTTAGGTTTACCATATCTATAACCAAAGTACAATGACATAGCACGGCTATCACCTTTTAGTATCTGTTTGCCAAGTGTTTTAATTACCTCATCATTATCAATAAGGTTATCTAACTTTTCTATTAGTTTTAGTTCATCTGCTTTCTTTGGTCTACCAGCACCATCTCTTGCACCACCGTTGTTTTTTCTTTTATCCATTTGAAATAAATTTGTTTATTCAATTATATAACGTAATTAATCTTTGTTTTTAGAACATTGTTAGTTGGTCTAAATATGGTTTTAATCTATCTTTTGATAATTTGTGATATTCTTTACTAACTTCACTACCCACATATTGTCTATCTTCCATTAAAGCTGACAATGCAGTAGTACCAGTACCCATATATGGGTCATACCAAATATCATTAGATTTACCAAATTTTTGCATAATCATTCTTGGAATATCTAAAGGCATTATAGCCTTGTGTTTTTTTGCAAATGGATTAGAGTGTGAATTTAAAGTTTTAATTACATTACCAAAATTACCTCTAAAATTTCCATCATAAAATTTCTTTTTTTCGGGTCTATCATTGCTAAATATAATAATAAATTCAAATGAAGATGATAAAACACCAGCCTCAATATGTGGTATCATATTCTTTTGCCAAATAATTATATCTTTTATTTTATCTTTAAAATGACCTAATAAATGTAAAAAATCTACTTTATTATTTCCTAACATTTGTATGTTATAAAATATATGTTTTTTAGTAATTCTTAATAATTCGTTTATTAAGTTTTTTTGATTATTAAAGTAATCATCTAAATCATCTGTATAATCATTGTACTTTGCAGTTTCTTTACCAAACATTTTATTATGACCAACATTATATGGAGGTGATGTTAAGACATAATCAATAAAATTATCTGGCATTTTTGCCATAGTATCTAAATTACTTTCACAATAGATTTTATTTAATTCTAAATTATTCATATGCACCAGTTATTTTATTACGTTTTTCGTTATTTGCTTTTACTTCTGTGTATTCTTTTGATTTATTTTCAAAACCTAATCTTGATATAACATCAACATCTATTACTTTTACTGCTTCTTTTATCTTTAGTTTTTCTAAATGAGTTCTTTTGTAAAATAGTTCACCATTATTTTTATACACTACTTCTTTTAGTATGTGTTTATTTCCTTTATGCTCTATTGTTAAATTACAATATACTATTTCACCAATCTTTACATTATTCATTTTCCCAGCTTTAATTTTAATAGTCTTTCTCTTATTGCTTTTCTTTCTTTACCCTTTGGTAATTTGTCTAATAGTTGTTGTAGCTTTTGTATTAGTTTTTTGCTCATAGCTTTTCTATTTCGTTTAGTACTTCTTGATAGTATTCTATGTTATTAGATGGTTTTATTATTTCGTTTTCAAGTATAAGACTTATATGTAGTTTAGCACATTGTTTTGCTATCTTACTACTCATTGTATTGTGAAAGTCTTGACCATCTACATTGTAAAACTTCTTATATAGGTTGTATGCTTTTTCTTTTGGTGTTTGCATAAATAGCCATTCTTTTTTTATCATATTATCATAATTAAAGGAAATAAACATAATATAACTATTGCCCAATATACTTTCCAGAATTTAGATTTTACATAGTAATCTTCCCATACTACACAATGAAACCCAAAACTTAATGCTAAACACAATATTGTTTTTATAAACTCTATCACGTTGCACAGTTAATTATTTCATACTCACTATTGTTTTGCTTCCATTCAAAAGACTTTAATACTAAAGCTGCACGTTCATCATACATTGTTTTTTGTTCTTCTTCTAATGCTCTGTATTTCATTTCATTTGGTGTATAACCATTTGAATATTGTTTATCGTAGTTGCTTAACTTTTCTATTGCTTTGAAATAATCTTTTTCTAATGTTGCATACTTTTTTTGTATCACTTCTAACTTTGAAATCTGGCTATACTCTATTTGTGATTTAACTATAAAGTTACTTTCAAGTTTATCGTAGTAATCAAATCTATCTTTTTTGTACAATGGATACATTTTGTTTGCGTGTATTGCCGTTGCGTGGTCAAATGATTTACCTTTTGATTTTATAAAGTCTGATATACTTACCCACCTCATATCAAGTTTGTTTCTTAATATATGACAAAGCAAAGCACGATGCTCAACGTATTCAGTTTGTCTTGTTTGTTTGTATATATCTATGCCAGTTAATGTAATAAGTAATTCACTTACTTGTTCTGGTGTTTCTAATATTGTTGGTATTGTGTTGTAATTCATTTGCTTTGTAGTTTTTGTATGTATAAAGCTGCATCCATTAGTTCTTCTTTAAGGTGCTGCAAAAAATCATCTTTGTTATTGTCTTGTAGTGTTGTTTTGTATTTGTCTATACCTACACAACTTCTTATATCAAACTCTCTTTTTAAATCTTCAACTATTTTGTCTTTCATTGTGTTCTTAATTTTAAAAGGTGATAGCACTCGGTGTATTTTTGTCTTGCTTTACCTTTGTATTCTTGTTTAAATAATTCATATAACTTTCTTGTGTATTGGTATTTAGTTGTGCAGTCTTTAAAATGTTTTTCTGCAAACTTCTTACCTTTACCTTTAAAGTAGTTTACATTGTCTGCGGTATCACCAACAATGCATTGCTCATAGAAATTGTACATAGCTTCTTCTTCTGATATATCTAATATCTCTTTGTGCTTGTAGTGATAGTTGTACATCAAGCAAGGGAACTGTTTGTAGTCTTTGTCTATTGATACTATCATTACTTCATCTCTACCAATATCATCACTAATTTGCTTCCAGTACCTTGCAACCATATCATCTGTTTCTACACCGTAACCCCAAATACTATCGTAGTGGTCTTTTACAAATTGGTGCATCTCATCTAATAAAGGTGGCAGTTCTTGTTTCTTTCTGTTGGCTTTGTACTTTGGTGTGATTAGTTTTCTAAAGTTACCCTTTGAACCACTAAAGGTTAAAATTTTATCTATTGGATATTTTTCTTCAAGGTGATTAACAATAGACATAAATTGCTCATCAAACTTTGCTCTACTATCTTCTATGTTTGTGTAGTATAGTTCATCATCTGGTGTTTCTCTTTTACGATAGCAACTCGCAAAAATTAAACTATCTGCATCTACTAATAAAATCATAATGCTTGTTTAATCATTTTAAGGTGCATTTCTTGCATCTTCTTTTGTTCTTTAGTTACCATACTAATAATAGATGGTAAATCTTTAAAAAGCTGGTCTACTTCCATTACAAGTGTTTTGTTATCATCGTAACCAATATACAATTCACCATCAGAACAATGCAATGTATCTGTTTCACCTATGTAAGTATGATTGTCTTTTTCATCTAACTGCTTGTAAAGTACTGCAATTAGTTCTTGTTGTTCTTCTACTCTTGCTTGTAATCTGTCTACTCTGTTATCTTGTCCCATTTGTCTATTGTTATGTTAAGTTTTAAATAATTCTTTTTACCTGGTTTTACTTGGTAGTTAATATGTACATCAGTTATCTCACTATCTTGTTGTACGTGATATTCTATTTGCTTTCTTAACTTTTCCCAAGCTGCTTTGTTTACTTCCATAATGTTATTTTTATGCAAAGTAACACTATTTTACTTTATAAACAAAACATTTAACAACTAATTTGGTTCTATATTTATATTTATTCTAACCGCTTGGTTTTCTTTAAGCAAGTACACATCTTTTAAAAGTCTTTTCTTTGTCCACATTGTTGTATCTGGGCAGTACTTTTTTACTGGTGCTGGCATCTCTAAAGTGTTGAGGTAATACATAAAGTTTCCTTTAGGGTCATTCACAAAGAATATCTTTACAACATCTAAAGCCATTAAAGCATCGTATTTTTCTTTTTCAAGCATTTTATCTTCATAGTACTTGTTCCTAAATTTCATCTCTATAACGCAATCTTTACCTTTTGGGGTTTTACCTTTTGCATCGTATCTTGAATAACCATCACCGCAATGTTCCAACTCCCAACCATCAAGATTTAAAAGAAATACAACTGCCTTTTCCCACTCATTAATTTTTTTAATGCCCATTATTCCAAATTACGTTTAGTTGTTTAATCCATAACTTTATTTTCTTTGGATTGCAAGTGCAAGGTTTATGATATTTATGATTATAGTACTTTGCGTGTAACTGGCATATTAGTTCAAACTCATTAGGTTGTAAAGTGTTCTTTGGTTCAGACCTAAAGTCACTCCAGCTTTCAAAATCTTCTTTAGTAAATTTTACCATCTATCAATTTTTATTTCATTTAACTTTTTTCTTCTGTTGTTACAATTACATTTAGTACCTCTTAACTTATGGTATTTATCTACCAGGTATTTAATGCCAGTATACTTTGTGATGTAATAAATAATGTTTCCTATTTTCATAAATTAATTGTATTTAAAATTTTTCCTTTCAGCTTCAAGTTTGTAATATAAAAAACTATGAAAACCGTTTATATGGCTATCAGTTGGAAAAAAATATTTCCATCCTGGATATTTGCCTTTTGCTATATAATAACAAAAAGCTACTCCAATTTTGCCAGTTGTTTTTTTAAAGTTAATTACAGCAGTATGGTCTGACATAGGTATAATTTCTTCTACTTTAAAATCTTCATTATTATAGTTTTCCTTTCTATCTTTATGTGAAAATCTTTCTGCTATTACTTCAGCAAATTTCTGTAACTCTATTGCTATTGTTTTATTCATAATAATTTTTTTAATTTATTCTTGACTTTGTTATATGTGTTGTAAAGTGAATAGTAATGTATTAAACTTTTGCGTGAAAATTCTGCAATGCTTTCACCCTCATTTATTATTTCAAATACTTTTCTATCATACCAAAACATTCTTGATAGTTCTTCTTGTATTTTATCGTATGGTTCCTGGTAGTTTACATCTGATGTGGTTAAGTGTATATCATCCATAGAAACCATTGTAATGTTTTTACCTTTTCTTTTTAAATCGTAAAACAATGTTCTTAAAGTCTTAAAAATATAATAGTAGTTTATTTCTTCTTCATTGTACATTATATCCAAACCCTTTTCAAGTTTCAGTTGTATCTTGTAATACATTTCTTGTACAATATCTTCAGCAGTTTCTTGTTTACAACCAAAGGATAAAACTATTTCTACCCACTCTTTATGCTTTGCAGCAACTATAATCATTGTTTTTTGTACCATATCATTTTAAAGGGTCATATAAATCACCAACTATTGTTGGCAATCCTTTTTCGTTTACTTCAAAGCTAAATGTTTCAAAAGAGTAACCCCTACTTCTACCACACTTA